CGGTCAATAATGCTAAGTAAAGCCCTATTACAGCAATTAAAAGCCTATGTCCTAGCAAAAGCCATAGCAAAAGATGAGTTGTTGTTTCCAAGAACAATCCTATTAACCCCAAGTAAACTAGACAGTTCACGAAGCACAAAGTCTGCTCGACCATTCGAGATAGACGGAAAAAAGTTCCAGCATGGAACTCTTTATTCCTATACACATGGGAAGTGCCGTTGCGAAAGGTGTAGGCAAGCGGTGAGAGATCACCGAAAAGCCAAAGCCATAGCAAAAGGCATAGCAAAAGCAAAGCCTTACCAAAAGGCAAAGCAGAAGCAAAAGAGTTTCATCGACAATAAGAGCCACATGCCTCGTGATGTATGGAGAACAACATGGAACAAAGCAATAGCCAAGTCCGCAATCGGCTGGTTGCCTAGAACTCACGACTTACGACATGCAAACGCTACGCAGTTGTTAAAGAACGGCGTAGATGTCCATGAAGTAAAAGAGCGATTAGGACACCAATCGATCAAGACGACAGAGCGATACCTACATCGCCTTCGTTCACACCAGTCAAAGGCATCTGAAAGTGCTAATGACTATTTGGAGTGATAATGAAAGCAAAAGCAATAGCAAAAGCCGAAGCAGATGCCAAAGCAATAGCAAAAGCATCAGCAAAGGTAATGGCAGAGCAAAAACGCCGAGCCAAAGCAAAAGTAAAAGCACTAGGAATAGGTGGGGTCATTTTGATCCTAGCAACTGGTTCAATGGCATTTGGAACTTCCATAGCCTTTGCGCCAACTAAAGCCGAAGCCCTAGTAGTTCAAGCAACAAAGAAAGAAGCAACTTTGAAGAAATATCAGAACGCTGATGTTTTGACTGACACCGAGTTAGTCGAGTTGCTATCTGCCGTAGGCTTCACAGGTCAAGACCTGAAAGAAGCATGGGCAGTTGCCAAGAAAGAAACAAATGGTCGACCTCTTGCCCACAATGGAAACAAAGCCACAGGAGATAACTCTTATGGTTTATTCCAAATTAATATGATCGCCGACTTAGGCGTAGCAAGAAGGGAACAATTCGGTTTAGAAAGTAATGCTGAATTGCTTAACCCTGTGGTCAACGCAACTATCGCTTATCACATGAGCGATGGCGGTAAAAATTGGAGTGCTTGGAAAGGACTTACGCCAAAAACTAAAGAGTGGATAGCGAAGTTTCCAACAAGCAATACAAAAGCCGAAGCAAAAGCAAAAGCCGTAGCAAAAGCATAAGCATAAGGAGAAGCCCCATCAAAAATGGTGGGGCTATCTCAGAACTAACTTACCTGGCAGCCAGGAAAGTTAGTTAGTTAGGGGGCAAATATGATGAATGACCATCAGTTCAAAGATCAATACAGTCCTGTTAATCAAGGCTATCTAAAGCATAAGCAAAAGCAGTATGAAGAGTGGCGTGATGAAGAAGTTTATACAGAAGAACTGTTTTGGAATGAGTTAGTTCAACTAGGTTGGCGTCAAAATCAAAAAGAACAAAATATTAATGACGAAATAAATTTAATTTTACAGTTAGTTTTAGAATGCCCTGATTGTAGCAAAGCAATCAAAGCAGTAAATATTTCTGCTATAGGTCAAGGTGTTAAAGTAAAATCATTGTTAATGGCTAAGTTAGATGTAGAAAGACATCAAAGTTTTTATTGCGAAGCCAAACCATAAGCAAAAGCCCCACCAAAAGGTAGGGCTAAAGCCAAAGCCATATCAAAAGACTATTGATTGTCTTTAATTAATTTAACTTCGCAAGCATCGGTTGTGCAATAAGCCTCACCAATAGCATCAAAAGCCATACCAGCATAAACACCAGACAAATCAATTGGGAATAATTTCATTACTCCTTCTGCTTCATATTCTTCAGCAGTAATTTGTGTGTAAGGCATTTGTGGATAGACAGCATTACCAGAAGGCAAGAATGAAACAGTCTTTAGTTGACCGTCATACATGTGCAAAGCCTTACCAATAGCCGAAGCCTCTGTTTCTGGATCAAAAGAAATAGTTACAGATACAGAATTATCTGACCAATATCTTTGAGCAGTCGCAGCAAGTGCCATCTTTTCATAAATACTTACATCTTTTTCAGAACGTTTGGCCTCAGACTTAATAGGGAAGAACACAACCGAAGTTGTATCAGGAGACTCACTTGCTGGTTCTACTCGATAGTTTGCCATCTTAAACAATGGAAGCATTGGATCAGAGTTAGCAAAACGAATAGCACGATTAAAGTATTGACCGCCAACAGTCCAGTGAACGCCAGGTGATTCACCTGCCAAGATACTAACTGTTCCACTTGGTTTTACTGTGGTTGTTTTAATAGACTCACGAATACCTAACCACTCTGAATAATTTGTATCGTATTGTTTAATAACTTGGTATCCCTCATCCATCCACTGACGAAGAACTGGAAGACCTTTGTTATCGGCAAAGTTAGCGACACCTGATACAGAAGTTCCAATACGACGATTACGTTGCATAATTGCATTAGTTTCTTCCCAGTGAGTTGGAAGCAGAGTTACAGTCTTTGCATATAGATATGCAAACTTCAAAGTTCTCTTGAAATCTTCTAAGTTCTCGTGACGGTTTAGATAAGTCTCTACCAAAGTACAACATTCAAATGACTCAAGTGACTGTTCTGCACATGGGTTGTATCCAGCAATACGCCAGTCTTTGTTGTTTATTGGATCAGCAAGACGACCATATTGTTTTGAGATATCCATCCAAACAACTCCTGGCTCTCCATTACGAGCAATGCCATCAATGATTCCGTCTAAGTTATCCCCTACATTTACAGCGACAGAGTTATTAGACATCCATGCCCATCCTGGATTAGATGGGTCATAAGAGTTTCTTTCAGGAAATACTGCTGGATTTTTTAGATTAAGGAAAGCCTCATCATCAATTCGACCAATAAGTAACTCAGCAGACCTTCGAACATTACCAGATACAACACAAACCCCAATAAGGTTCCCAATATCAGCAATATCAGTGCGGGTAAGTTTCTGACCAGCACGTTCCTTGAAGATTCCATCGATGTAAAGATGTAACTTAATGAGCGGTTCTGGACCTGCTGCTGTTCCACCAAATGTTTTGATGGGTTCGCCCGCCTTGCGAATTTGTCCATAGTCGAACCTAGGATGTTTCGAGTCTGGTCGTAGGTAACTATTAATGAGTAAGGCTGTTGATTCGACCCAGCCCTCTCTGGTATCTGGAATGACATATGTTTCCCCCTCTTGTGGTGCGTATATTACGAAGTCTTTATCGGCGCCCTTATCGTCGAAGCCAACTCCAACGCCAAGCATACTAGCCTCCATTAAAAATGCAAAAGGCTTTGCTGGGTCAGTCTTAGTCATTGACCCCGTTGATACAAAGGCGCAGTTTTGCAACGCTGCAGAATTCTTCTGTTCATTAACTAGTGGGGTACCCATCACCCATAGACCACGTCCTGGGGGTGTCCACTTTAAGTTCCATAAACGATCAAATGCTTCTTTGGCTGATGCCGCTGCCTTTGCATCTGACCAAGGTAGGCGGTTAGTTTTAGCATGGTCTTTTTGTAGGGAGTACATTCCATTGATGACTCTCTCGCAGACATCTACCCATGTTTCCTTAGTACCATCTTGCTTCAGTCTTGAATAGGTTCTGAGAAAAGTAATCTCTCCTACCGAATTTCCTGCTGCGTCTTGGTATCCAAAGGGCGCCTTCTTTGTTCTGTATGGCGCAATAAAATCTTCGGCTAACTTAAATGAGAATAGGCTCATCGTCCCCTACCATTTCTACTTAGATGCAAATACCCCTCAATGGGAACGCATATTGTGACGGGTCGGAACCTATCACATACTTATTAACTTCGTTGAGTTGTTAGCCAGGAACAAAAGGTTAAACTAACCTCCACCTTGCTCCACGCCTCTCCACTTGCTGTTATCAGATAATACTAATCTTCGATAGACTGTTGAATTATCTTTGTGACTGACTCTTCCTTAAGGGATTCTGGCAACTCTTTTAGTGCCTGTGCACGATCTCCAAAGATGGCTGAAAGAACTCCTCCAGAACTTTGACGCTCTGCGGTGATGCGAACAAACTCTCTGTTCTCTTCCAACTCCTTTAAGTTACCCACAAGTTTGAACAAACGATCAATCTCTTGGGACACATTTGGATCTGCGTATCCGCCATTCATTTCTTCAGCAAAACGCATAAAAGCCACTCTTTGGCCTTGCATTTCAATAATTGCAGTTAGTAAAGCCTTTAACTGATCCTTAGTTTTTACTTCGACAGGAAGGTTGAAAGCACAACTATTGCTAGGCTTGAAAGCAGGACAATTCGAGGCAACAAAGCAGGTATCGCATTGACGAAGCGACGAGTATTGATTGTTAAGAACTGGAACATCTTTTAGAACTTCCCTTCCTTCATCATCAGTGTCAACAATTGTCTTCATCTTAACACCAAAAACTGGGAGGTTTTGAACCTCAGAAGGGTCTCTTTGAATCACTTCATTGGCAGAATTTTTCCGCACCTCAACCTCACTGTTATCAGATGTGGGGGTCTCAAATCCCATTAACCCCGTCATAAACTGATCGCTGTTATCAGATAAGTTCTCGCCTTTACCACCCTCTATGATGTGAAAGTTGGGCGTCTTCTTGTCCATGGATATCTCCAATTGTTTGTATGACCAGACCGCAACTTTAGTCGCTTCAAGGGTACTATCTTGGATAAACTCCAAATAGTCCAATCCAGCCTTGTCTACAATAGCCTTGTAGCGGGGGCGTGCTTGATCTTTCATCTTCTTGGGATAACGTACCAACTTGGTACCATCCCAAATTATAGTCTCGCCTCTTCTCATTGGCGAAAGCCATGACAATGTGCTGGCAGTGCCAAATACCACCTGTCTCAGGTTGTCAGGCTTAGCACATCCAAGTGCATGATAGGTAGTTCCAAACTGACTGGAGTAACTCCGTGTTACTGCTGCCAGGTTAGTTACTGACTCTAACTCATCGTATGGAATCATTACATTCTTGTGGTGTTCAGACATATCTTTGAGTTTTTGTAATCCGTACTCTTGATGCCACACTACCCATAATTTTGGATCGTTACTGAAAAAGGGGCGTTGTTTTTCTACCCAATCCAATCCCAGTGTTAGGGAGTCAAACTCTTGGAATGCCTCTGCTCTATCTGCGTTGTTAACTAAGAACTCTTGGTAGTCAGCAGCGAGATCAATCAGTTCCTGCTTAGAAAGCCCAGCCTTGTCAGCCTGTGCTGCACCTGACTCAATATAGACCTTAGTCTCTGGGGTAAAGTGTTCGCTTATAAGCCAGACTTTAGTCTTGGGTAAACCTCGTTTACGAAGACCCCAATAATTGAGTCCCATCGACTCAACTTTCATGCCTTCAAGAAGGGTGCGGTTTGAGCCAACCTCAGTACCGCTAAAGATTAACTTCATTAGTCTTGCCAGAACTCTAATTCTTTAGGTGCTGATGCATCCTTTGATTTAGCGACATTCACTCTGTTAATTGATTCTTCTATTTGATCCCAAGTACGCACTTTTTTAGGAGCATCAGGTCTGCGTTCTACAGCCAAGTATCCTGGATTCATAAACATAATGGCTGGGATGCCTTGCTCTTCAAATACCCATGCACACATTGCAGGATCAGCATCTACATACATCTCGATTGGAGCACGAGAACGGCTCATAACAAACTGGCGTTTCTTCAAATCTTCGCCTTCAAGATAATAGGAACGATCAATTAAATCATCATAGTTAATAATTCCATGAGATTGTAACCAGTGTTCTGCATCTTCGGTCTTACGACTTGTCATTAATGCAACACGGTTATTTATATTTAAAGCATAGTAGAGCATTACCCCTGCTCTAATCGGTTCCCCTGAGTCCGAACTTAATACGCCGTCTAGTGATAGTAATATATTCAAGTTATCCCTTTGCTCGGTATGTTGCCGCTCTACGAATAAGCGTCTGAGTATCTGGCAATTCAATGCCATAAGTCTCTTCAGC